GACTCCCACCGGCTCCATTAATAATTTACATTGTTTTGTAAATCTTTCTAAAACGTTGTTTTTACAGCGTTTTTTATTTTATTCTTTGGTATTCCTTGGTATTCCTTTTCACAAAAGGGATACAACAAAGGATACAACATTCAGTCGTATCCTTAAAAATCTATATATTTTGCAAATCGTTCTCCGATATCATCCTTTGCTTGTGTTGTGATGTGAGTATATACATTCATAGTTGTCTTTAAATCGGTATGACCAAGACGATATTGAACTTGTTTTAATGTCATTCCAGCATCAAAGCACAAACTAGCGTGAGTATGTCTAAAACCGTGAATTTTAATTGGACGTAGCTTGCTATCTTTCAAAATACTAAGCAACCATTTTCTTGGTAAGCTAGTAGGAATTGGTTTGCCAAATTCATTTTCAAAGATATATCTTGTTCCTGGATTTTTTTCTTTCCATTCTTTCAAGATATCTTGTGTAGTCTGATCTAAACTAATCAAACGTTTACTACTAACTGTTTTAGTAGAGCCAATTTCTTCGCCCGTAAAACCTCTTGTAATAGCCTTGTTTATATCCAGAGTGTTATCGTTCCAGTCTTTCCATTCAAGGGCTAAAATTTCCCCTCTACGTGCTCCTGTGAAGGCTAAAAGACGAAAGAGGACTAACTTTTCTAAATCGTTGGTCTTAGCAACCAACTTCATGAATGTTTTTAATTCATCCTTATTATAGAAATCACTCTTACTATCAACTTTCTTTCTAGCAGTAGCAACAACACTATCAACTGGATTGCTATCAATGTAACCATGTCTAATCGCATACTTAAAAACATTGTTCATGAGGCCTTTTAATTTACGACCATAGACCAGTTTTCGTGACCACTCATTCACTTGTTCTTGCATTTGAAGAGGTGTGATACTACCTATCTTTCTATCCCCCAATGCTGGATAGATATGGTTTTTGAAATTTCTAGAGGTTTTGATATAGGTGCTATCTTGTACGGTCTCAGAGTATTCTTCTAACCACTTTTCAGAAATTTCCTTTACACTCGTTTCTTTCTTGATTTCCTCTTCGTTCTCTAGATCATTTTGAAGCTGAAGTAGTGCTGCACGAGCTTTACCTTTTGTTTCAAAACCTCTTTTTCTGGCATACTTGCTCTTGCCATTTTCTTTTCCAATGTAAACGGTGAAACCATAAGCAGTATCACCGTTTTTCTTTTTATAAGATTTAATTTCCACTGCTTATCACCTCGTTTTTAGATTGTAGGCGGTATTGGGATTTTTATTTCAGTATTTTCATTTCTCCTTTATACTCTTGAGATATTTGAGTTTTATCAGAATCAGAGGTATAAACAAGTAGTCGAGGTGTATCTTTTTCTAAATCAACATTGTAGCCTTTTTCTTGAGCCCACTTTTCAAAGATGGAATTCTTAGCTTTCAAGAATTCATTTGAAATATAGATCTTGCGACTAGTACTCTCATTTTTCCAACTTTCTCCAATTCGCACAGAAAGGTTTTTATCATCCCCTCCAGGGACGAAATCAACCTTTTCTCCTTTATCAAGGACCTCAGCGTTCTCTTTAAAGTATAAAGCGAATTCTTCACCTAGTTCTTTTGTCATTTTAATTTTCTGCTCAACCGTTGTCGATGTTGTTTTTTCAGTTTTAGCAGTAGTATTTTTAGATGGATTTTTTAAAATACCATTCAAAACACCAATAGACAAAAGAGCAATTAGTACCCAAAACCACACTCTTTTATAAATTGGTTTAGAATTTTTTCCTTTATTCATATTTCTTCTCCTGTTAACTACCTGTCAATCTATAAAATTCTTCTTGAATTATCTGTTCTCCCCAAGTGGTTGCAATTTTATGCCTTTCAGCAAACCTCAACCAATTGAATTCCGAAGGCTCACATTGAGAAAGTTCTTCAGATATGAGATGACGAACCATGAAGCGGTCTGCTTCATTTTCGTATTTATAGAGTAACCTTTTGTAATGCGCTGGGTTATGGTTTATATGCCCTAATTCGTGCAGGATAACCTCTTCTCGTTCTTCCTGGTTAAGATTGCCATTCACATAGATAGTCCGTTCATCCGGAAAATAAAAACCTCTACGCTCCCACATAGTTTCAGGAAAAAGATAGAGTGTGACCTGATACTCTTCTAAGAGCTCACTCACTTTCAATTTCAGATACCCCCAAAGAAAGCTTAATAATTTGCGCAATCTTGTCTACATCCTCATCTGATAGTGGTTTCCCATCAAATAAGACCACACGTTCACGAAGATTAGACAAGTCAACAGTACGGCCGTCAGCAGTAGTGACAAGGTCGCTTGAAATAGCAGGATTGTCAGTACGTCCTAGAAGATAATCTAAGGAAACATTGAAAAAGTCAGCAATCTCTTGCATTCTTTCAGCGCTAGCTTTTTGCCTTTTCAATGAATAAAGTGTATTTCTACTATATCCTAGCTTTTCTTCCAAGGCATTTAAAGAAAGACCTTGTTTTTTTGCTAGTTCTTTAATTCTTTCAAATGTCAGAAACATTGTTTTATCAACCTTTCTAAGCATTACGAAAAAATATTTTAAATTATACGTTTAAAACTGTTGACAAAATTAAATAAATAATTTAAAATAATAATCGTAAGCTAAAGAGTTAGCGAAACAGACAACTAAAAAAATAAAAACCTAAAAACTGATTGGCGTCCGTTTTGAATAGGTAAACCTTACTTTTTAGTAGGTCTTTTCTCTATGTCTTGATTTTAAATCATTCATTTAAAATTGTCAAGGAATTCGCTAACTTTTTAGGTAATTTTTTAAAAAGGAGGTCAGATATGAGCCAACAACATCAAAAATGGATTCAGATTGTCAAAGACAAATTGAATTCAGAAGGAATGACACAAACACACCTTGCTCGTGCTTGTGGAGTCAAGAAGCCTACCATTTCAGAATTGCTGAAGTATGGTAAAGGTAGCGACAAATTGAAAAACCGAGTGTGTGATGTCTTAGGTATCGATGAAAGCTGGGTTGATTTAGGAGAGTAGGAAATGAATAATACAGCTCAAAAAGTAACAAGAATTGATAAAGATGCATGGGATATTGCTACTGAACTAGCAAACGAATACGGTGTATCTATCTGCCACATTATCAGCGAAAGCGTTCGATATTGTTCAGAAAATGCTGAGTTTAAAGAAGTTGACGTTGTAGTTAAACGTTTATCTGTTGGTGGTAAGGTGCTGGAGTAGGAGGTGCAGAATGAATGAACTAGAAAGAACAGCCCTCAATGAAATATTGAGGACCGTGACATATATAGCTGAGAAGTTGGATGAGTTAGAGCTAACCACGGCTTTCTTAAAAGGTAGCGTAGACGCTTTAAAACTTAGGACTGACCAGTTTGTTTCTGACCCAAGCTCGCAAGAGCATTGAGCGATTCGGGGTTTTTAATCATTTCAGGGAGTATCAAAGCTAGCATACGCTCTTCCATAGTTTGTTCTGGTTTAGAGTGTTTAGCAACTTGTTCAGCTACCGTGTCAATAATAGTCGCATTATTTTGAGCGATAAGATCCATGATGGCATCTAATTTATTATTTATAGTTGTCAAAATGGATGTATCTATATTTGATGAAGAGAGGGTTGAGGTTTCAGACTGGCTCTCAAAATCAAAAATTTCAATCGTTTCCTTTAGTCGTTTTATCGCAGTGTTAGCTTTGTCTAAATCATTTGTAGCATATTTTATAGCTCTTAAAGTGGTGACATCGAATGGGATAGAGTGTCCTTCTTCTATGATAGGAATGACAAGTTTTCCAAGGGATTGACGGTACCCAAATTCATAGAAAACATTTGCATTATGACCAGTCATATCAGCTATTACTAGGTCGGCAGTCTGTAAATATTCTATAATCGTTTGGTCAATTCTATCCACTGTAGGTAATGAGTCAACACGAATAATGTCAAACTCGTCTTCCGAAAGAGCGGGCGTGATAATGTAATTTAGTACCGTATCAGAGTGTTTCCGAGTCTCAGAGTTGTCTTCTCCGATAGGACAAACGATAAAACAGGTTTTTTTAGACATAAGATTTCTCCAATCGTTTTTATTTTATTATACCAAATTTTGAAAGGAATACTATGAACGAAATATTTAATTTTCACGGGCAAGAAGTCCGTACAATGACAATCGATGATGAGCCTTGGTTCGTCGGAAAAGATGTTGCGGATATCTTAGGATATAGCAAAGCAAGAAACGCAATCGCTCTTCACGTTGATGAAGAGGACGCCCTAAAACAGGGCATCCCTACTAGTGGTGGAATACAAGACATGTTGATCATCAACGAATCAGGATTATACTCGCTTATCCTATCAAGCAAATTACCACAGGCGAAAGAATTCAAGCGCTGGGTGACATCAGAGGTCTTACCAGCCATTCGCAGACAAGGTGGTTTCATCCGTGATGACCTAGACGAAGATGCCTTCATTGCTCTATTCACTGGTCAGAAGAAATTGCGTGAGCAACAAGCTAGCATGATTGAAGATATCGACTATCTTAAGAATGAGCAACCAATTCATCCAAGCTACGCTCAATCACTACTGAAGAAACGCAAAGCTAGAGTAGTCGCTTGTTTAGGTGGTATCGATAGTCCAGCTTATGCTGATAAAATCTTCGCTCAATCAGTCTTTAGACAAGCTGAGATTGATTTCAAGGATCATTTCAATATCAGTCGCTATGACCTATTGCCAAAGAAATTCGCAGAAGCAGCGCTCGCTTACTGGATGACTTGGGAACCAAGCACAAATACTAAGATGAAAATCATGGATTTGAACGCTTTTAACATAGCTCAGAGAGGATGAAATTAGAACAAAAAAGCACCTGACAGCAATCAGGCACTTATCAAATTATTCACTTAAAGTATAGCACAGAAAGCGAGGAATTGCCAGTGGCACTGGAACTTTTTGGAGAAGATTTTAAAAATGAGCTTCTAGAAGATTTGATTAAACTAAACATCGAAGCTTTAAAAGAAGCTAACAGAAGACTCTCGAAACAAATCAATATGGTCTCTATCAAGGAAGTTATGGATGCTACTGGGTGGGGAAGAAAAAGAATTGAAGATTTTAGAGATCAAGGAAAATTCAGCTACCAACAAAACGCAAAAGGTGGCAAATGCTTATATGACTTGGATGACGTACTAAGATTCCAAAGTCAAATCATGAAACGAGGTTAAAAGAATGAACGAACCAAACATCTTGAGCCAATTATTTGGAGTATCACTAACATTTATCGGCATCTTTGCAATCATGCTTTTTACTTGTCGATATGAAGACAAGCAAGAAAAAAAGCCAGCGATCATCATTGAAGAAGCAGAGGATTTTAGAGAAGTCGCTCGAAGAAATCTAAAAAAATGTGATAGAAAGTCAACTTACGACACGCAACCACCTATCGGTCTTTCATCAACTGTTGATGACTTACCATCAGAATTGAGGATGTGTGTTGAAGATTATGACAGATTAGCAAATGACTACCAGGAAGAAACAAACAACAATGATTCTTTAAGAAGACAAAATGCAAGTCTTTTGCAAGAAAACGGACGCTTACTCTACAAAAAAATGACAATGGATTTTCGTAAAAACCAAAGAAAGTGGGGAGCAAGAGCATGACAGAAAGCTTCAAAAGTAAAGAAGGAGGGTAGCCATGTCTGAAATCAAATGGATTAAGATTACGACAGATATTTTCGACGATGAGAAAATCTGTCTTATCGATGCACTTCCTGATCATGATGCTATTTTGGTGATTTGGTTTAAAATCTTGGCTCTTGCTGGCAAGCACAATCGAAATGGACTGCTTATGATGTCAGACAAGGTTCATTATACTGATGAAATGCTTGCTACCATTTTCAGAAGACCATTAAACACTGTAAGAATGGCTCTTGGAATTTTCGAACAATTCGGAATGGTTGAAATTATCGATGGTGTTATCACGCTACCAAATTGGGAAAAGCATCAAAATATTGACGGTATGGAAAAAATTAAGGAACAAACACGCAATCGTGTCGCAAGACATCGTGAGAAGCAAAAAAATCTCGCTCTCGGTAACGTTACATGTAACGTTACAGTAACGCAAGGTAACGCACTAGAAGAAGAAGGAGATAAGAATAAGAATAGATTAGATAAAGATAAAGATAAAGATAAGAATATAACTACTACTAGTAATAGTGAAAATATCTTAGAACTATTCCAGTCTGAGTTTCGCAGATTGCTATCAGGGTTTGAAATTGAAGAAATCAATCATCTGTTAAACGAAAATGACTCTGAACTAGTTAAAGAAGCGTTGAGGACGGCTATCAATTTAGGAAAACCAAACGTTAAATATATAGGTGGTATTCTGAGAAATTGGCAGCAGAACCAAGTTACCACAGTTGAACAAGTTCGACAAAATGAAAAACAGCGTAAAGAGAAGAAAGATGAACAGGAGGTGAATGACGAATGGGGGTTCTAGAATTAATTCAACAATTTGAAGATAACTTCTATCCAATCAGCGATGCAAAAAAATCTCTTCTTAAAAAGCAATCAAAAGAGACTGTGATAGCTTGTTTATCAGAAATGGCAAGTTGGAAAACTTATGGAGGTAAGCTAACATGGTAACCGATGCTTTAGAAGAAATGGCTCTCTCTTATCAAAGGAATACAGAAGAACAGGACGAAATTTGCGATAAACACAAAATTCCACTGATTAAAATTCTTCGTACAAATGATGTTCTTTGCTGTTTGTGTGAAAAAGAACGAATTCATGCTGAAAATCAGATTAGAGTAAACGAGCTTGCTGATGCGGAATATGAGAGAGAGAGAAAGTTCTATCTTGAAAAATTCTCGTTATATGATGATGTGCTGAAGAATGCTACTCTTGAAAATTTTGATACTCCAACAGAAAAAGAAGCTAAAAAGTTAGAATTTGCTAAAAAAATCTGCAAAGAGTGGGCAGATGGTGCCAGAAACAATGTTGTTTTTCAAGGAGAAGCTGGAACAGGTAAGAGCCATCTTGCATTTGCGATTATGAAAGAACTATCAGCAATCACAAAAGAAATTGCTATATTCATCAATGTCACTGACCTACTGATGAAAATCAAGACGGATTTCAGCCAAGAGGAATTCCTGGTAAACAAAATCGCTAGCGCAAAATTTTTAGTACTAGATGATCTCGGGATGGAGAAAGACAGTGAATGGTCCTTCAGTATCCTTTACAACATCCTCAATAAAAGGGCCAATACGATTATCACTACAAATCTGACTGCACAAGAAATCCAGAAGCGATATGGTCGCCCATTTATGAGTCGGTTGATGAAGGGCGTAGATAATGAGCATCTGATGGTATTCAATGACTTAAAAAATAAAAGGAAAGATTATTTCTAGAGAGGTAAGGCACCTTGTTATTAAAACTCTATTTTGTCTATAACGGACATTGTCGGCTATTTATTGGAGAGTACAACAATGTTGATGACCTTATTGAAGACATGAAAGACCATCAATGGGCTTACTCTGGGATAACTAGACCACATTTCACAAAACACATCAAAAAGGATAGCGTCAGATTTGATTATGGCGCAAAAGATTGCTACTACCTAGCAGTCAAATAGGAGGTAAAAATGATTAACAACGTAACACTTGTAGGAAGACTGACACGAGATCCAGAGTTAAAATACACACCATCAAATATTGCAATTACAACTTTTAACCTGGCAGTCAATCGTAATTTCAAGGGAGCAAACAGAGAGCGAGAGGCTGACTTCATCAATTGTATGATGTGGAGAAAACAAGCTGAGTTGTTTGCTGAATGGTGCAAAAAAGGAAACCTTGTAGGAATTACAGGTCGCATCCAAACTCGAAGCTATGATAATCAGCAAGGTCAACGTGTATATGTGACAGAAGTAGTAGCAGACACGTTCCAGCTACTAGAAAAACGTGATAATTCTGCAAACCAATCAAATATTGAAGAGCAGATGCCAGCAAGTTTTGGAGCTACCAACCCTCTGGATATTTCAGATGATGACATGCCATTCTAGGAGGTATTCAGATGAACGAAATTAAACGAGCTAGAATTGAAGCTTTGAAACATTCAATCGAAGTGGCAGAACAACGCATTGAAGAAACTAAAGAACCATGCTTACCAAGATATAGACATATCCGTTCCGCTGAACGTGATCTTTTGAGGAAGAAGTTAAAAGGCTATCAGAAAGAGTTGAAGGAGTTGGAAGATGAATAAACAGGAATTGATTGAGAAGTATAAAGAACTGGAGAAAGGCTCATTTGATATTGGAGCGCTTGTAGTTTGTCAGTTAATTCTAAAAGACTTGAAACAACTAGACGAACCCGAAAAAGTCACAATCCCGCAATTTGTGGCAGAATACATCGAACAAAAGAAAGATGATGATTATCATTTACTTGGTGCGATGATTGAAATCAGAAGTCATAAAAACAAAGAAATTGACGAATGGTTTGAGGAAGATGACAACATGGAAACATTCGCCAGAGCGTGGCTTGATGGCTACGAGGTAGAGAAAGAACCGAAGTATACGGTTAAATTTAAAGCTACTAATCAATACCTTTGTGATGACGATGGCATCGGACTTCATATCAGTCCAAGTTTTAGAAGTAATTTTAGAAAATCTGACCTCGAAAAGTTAAGTCTTACTGAAGTGTTTGACAGTCCACTGTTTGAAGTTGAGGAGGTGTAAAGAATGAATAAAGAAAAATTAATCGAGAAGTACGAAAAAATGAAAGCTAACAAGAAAAGACTGACCTCGGTTGATTTGGTTTTGAAAGACTTACGGTCTTTGGACGAACCAGAACCGTTGCCATTCAAACTAAAAGATGTTGTTGGTCGAATTAGAGGGTTTGACCCAACGACACAAACTATATGGCTTAATATTATTCTAAATGAATTAGATAGCGACTATGGTTTGATGAAATATCGCAGTGGTTACGATCAAGGCTTACTTGATGGAGCGTGTGTTGGTAATCAATTAAAAGTTGCTGATAAGACTCGGCAAGAATTGAACAAACCAGTGATTCCACAGTTTGTGGCGGAGGTGATCGAAGGGGCGAAAGAAGAAAGTCCAGAATTAGAAGATTTGTTTCGGTACATTTGGTTTAACGAAATTGCTGAGGAATTCACAGAATGGTACGGCAAGAAATCCAATAGAGACTTATTCGTTCGCGCTTGGCTTGACGGGTATGAGGTAGAGGAAGAGAAGCGGTATCGGGTAAAGGCGAAAGGTACTAGACAATACTTACACAAAGATACGTGTGGGCCTCGCTTTAGTTCAATGTTTATGTCTGATTTTACAAGAAATGATATCGAAGACTTAGATTTAGGCTGGGTCTTCTCTTGTGAAGGGATTGAAGTCGAGGAGGTGGAGTAAATGGTGGAAATAATGTATTGGTTGATGTTCTTAGCTTGTGTGTCAGTTTTAGTAATGGCAGTATTCGTATTGCTAAATCAGCGTCAAGTCAATATTGATTTGAGATGTAAATATAACGATTTAGTGCAACAGCTAAATAATAGCTTTGGTTGGGAAGAGTGGGAATGGGCGCATAATTTTAGAGAATACGCTCGCAAAGTTGACTCTCTGGATAAATTTCGGATGGATATTGAACGACTTGAAATTATCAAGAAAGCATTAGATGCCCAAAAACTCGAAGAATTACAAAAACGTAGAGACCTAGTTGAGCGTGAAATTGAGAAGCTTGAAAAGTAGGAGGTGGAAGAATGACAGATGTAAAAGATTTCATTCTAGCTATCGAAAATTTAAAAATTGATATTTTAAAAAAATCCGATGAACTATACGATTATGAATTAAGCGGTATCAAGAAACACGCAAGAGATTTATATGAAAGTCTTGTATGGTTGCAATACGAAGCAGAGGAAAAAGAACAATGAAAAACACACTAATTCGAGTTCTTCTAGCTTGGTCGCTTGTAGCAACGTGCTTACTATTCATGCAGCGTGAAGTAAAGAAACCCTTGCTAGTGTATCATGCTGATAGTAAGGCACAGATTACTGGAAAGGTTACAGAGAAACGAAAAATCGGTAGTTTGTTCACTATCACGGTTAACGGGAATGTGTTCGTGGTGAGTGAAGAGAAATACAATAATACAGAAATTGGGGAAGAAGTAGAGATATGATAAAACAAGAGTTTTTTGAAAAATTTGAAGAATTTTTAGAAAAAGCGTTTGAGAGTGGATTTACTCCTTACGAGATATCTTTAAAAGCAGAAAAATACGACGAAATCATGCAATCAAGAATTGTAACAACGGAAACGATATACAAAGTACGAGGTTAAGTTATGACAGCAAATATGGAATTACTGGCGCATCGTGTCGAAAAGTGGGCAAAAGAACGAGGATTGGACCACCCGGAAAATAGCACGGCGCAAGCGTTGAAATTATTTGAAGAGGCGGGCGAACTTGCACAAGCGCATTTGAAAGAGCGTGAAGCAGACGGAAAAGATGCAGTCGGGGATATTTTGGTAGTATTAACGATTTACTGCCAGCAAAAAGGCTGGAGCATCGCAGAATGCTTTGAACTAGCTTATAACGAAATCAAGAACCGAAAAGGGAAAATGGTCAACGGTTCATTTGTGAAAAGCGAGGATTTGGGATGATACCAAGATTTAGAGCATGGATAAAGAAACAGAAAGCAATCGTTGAAACAAGCGATATTGTCAGCATAGATTTTGAAGATGAGATGGTAGAGATTCAAAATGTCTATTTTGTGGATGGATTGCCAGATAGTAGAGATTTAGAAACTTATAGATTTGACGAAATAAAACTCATGCAATCAACAGGACTCAAGGACAAAAACGGGAAGGAAATCTTTGAGGGAGATATAGTTGATTACAAAGGCAGAAAAGCAGTTGTCAAATGGCATGGCTCATATGCAAGTTTTATTTACAGATTTGTAGATGAATTACAGGAAAGAAAATCGGAATGGAAACCGCTATATCTTGCTTATTATCACTTTGAAGTGATTGGAAATATCTACGAAAACAAGGAGTTACTGGATGCCTGACGTATATTGGATAATGAATAATTGCCACATGATGCGTGATAATGGTGTTTGGGGTGGAGAGAAGCAAATCTCCTACGCTAGTCCAGATGGAGAATACACGTATTACATAAACAAAAAGAAAGATGGAGGTTATTATTTACATGGAGCAAGCAAACATTATGGGAGGAATTAACATGACAGATAATGTAAACAAACCGAATCACTATCAAGGCCGGTTTGGAATGGAGTCAATCGATGCTTTAAGGAATTTCATGACAGATGAACAGATGAAAGGATTTTACTTAGGTAATAGCTTGAAGTATTTACTACGTCATCAAAAGAAGAATGGTCTTGAAGATTTGAAGAAGGCTAGAAAGAACCTTGATTGGTTGATCGAGGAATTAGAGCATGGATAGGCTTGAATTAGAGTATGCACTTTATAAAGGCGATACATTTATAACTTGTGGCACGTTAAAAGAAATCAGCGCAGAGACTGGGATTGCTATTGTTACACTAAACTCTTATGCTTCACCATCGTATAAAAATAAAAATCCAAATGGCAAGCAACTAATAAAAGTGGATTTTGAGAAATTAAGTGACCAACAATGCGAGCGATTTGCGTTCATGTTGAAGCAAAAAAGAATAGACAATAAACTTTCAAGAAGTGAACTAGCTAATAAGTTAGGTTACTCTTACGCAGAAATAATGAAATGGGAAAATAAAACTAAAAAACCTAATCTTTATATAGTTGAAGATGTGGCGACATTTTTTAAAATCCCTCTGAATGTTTTGATTGGAGAGAAATAAAAATACTGCACATAAGATAAAAAAATCAAAGTCACCAAGGAGGGGGAATTTGAGAACATTAAACAGTCGTGAGCTATACTATCTGGATAGAGAACTTTCAAAATTTAAAGAAGTTGATCGCGATATCTGGGTTCGGACAGCTGAAATAATGGCAAAGAATGGGGAAGAACTCGTAGGCAGCAGAGGGAACCAAATCAGTAAACCTACTGAAAATACAGTCATAAAACTATGTAGTGATGTACCTCTAAAAAATCTTGAACTATTCAAAGAAACAGTAGAAACATTTCTCAAAGAATTGACATCTGAACAACAAGAAATCTTTGAAATGAGATGGGGACAATCAGAACTTGAATGGGAAGAAATTGCTGGTAAATTATTTGTGAGTGATGCAACCATTTATCGAAAAAGAAAAACAATTTTAAAAACATATGCAAAAATCAAAGGTATTGCATAAAGTGAGAATAAAAACTATTGTATTCTCACTTTAAACGATATATCATGATAGCATGAACTTCTGAACAAAAACACACTCACACTTTGGGAAATATCCTTAACTTTAGTCAAAAAAGTTGTCCAACAGAAGTATCGTCAAGAGTCAGCAAACGCTGGCTTTTTGTTTTACAGAAAGGAGGTAAAACATGGAATATGTATCACCAATAAAAGACAGTGATGATATCCAGGCCATGAAAGACTATTTGAAAGAATGGAATGAGATGTACTACATGCTATTCATCACAGGTCTGAATACTGGATTGCGAGTTGGAGATATACTTACCCTGAAAGTGAAAGATGTCCAAGGTTGGCATATTAAACTGAGGGAACGTAAGACTGGTAAGCAGATAACTAGACGAATGACCAAAGAACTCAAAAAAGAAATGAGGAGATATGTTGAAGGCAAACCATTCCACCATTTCTTATTCAAGAGCAGGCAAGG